CCATCATGGGCATCTCTTGCACCTCGTGGACCAAGGTGCCCGAACAGATACTCGATCAGCCTACGGCGGGTAGCCCTGAGTACAGCCTGTACAACGCTTCAGGCAATTCTGATGGCTGCTTGGCGTTTAACTACGGTATCAATTCATTGCTGGATGTGGAGCGGCTACGCCCCCCACAGAGCTTTGTGATAAAGCCCGAGGTAGGGAAGTACTTGATGTTCCCGTCTTGGCTGCAACATATGGTGTATCCTTTCGAAGGTGCTGGTGAACGTCGCACAGTGGCGGCAAATTTAAATGTTTGGAAGGTGGAAGACGATGGCGGAAGAAGACCTAATTAGAGAGGAAGACGTGCTGGCGGAAGGCGAGTCAGGAGAAGAATATCTCCGGCATGAAGAGGAAGAACCCGAAGTGGTTGAGCTTCCTCCAAATGTGCAGAATCTTCAGATCAAGATGGAACGCTTGCGTGGAGAGATTGCCAATCTACAAGCCCAGTTTGAAAATGTGCGGGAGGAATTAGACACCCGCATTGCTGCTTTCAATTGGTATAACGACCAGGTACAACAGGCTTTGGAGGAATAAATGGATATCATGGAAATCGTTGGTTATGTGACGATGCTTGTTACGGTTGCCAGTTTAGTGGCAGCTTCAACCCCTACCCCAAAGGATGATGTTTGGATTGGAAAGCTCTACAAACTTATTGACTTACTGGCGATCAATGTCGGCAAAAGCAAGCAAAAGCCGGGGGAAAGCTAAACCCAAACGGCCTGTCGCAAAGCAGACGGCCATGCAATTAGCAGTTGAGGCATTAGACCGTATTGCTTTTCATGAAAAAGAGTGTGGAGAGCGATGGGGTGAAACTCTTGTTGAACTTCGGGAATTGCGTAAAGTGACCGATGCTCATTCGGCCCGTTGGGAAAAACTAGCATGGTTGGTAATTGCTACTGTGCTTACCACGGCTGGTGCCACGTGGGTTACTAATATAATTTAGAGGACTGTAGTGCCCCTTCAGAAATTTATTTTTAATCCGGGTATTAATCGAGAAGGAACCTCTTACACGGCTGAAGGGGGCTGGTACGACGGTAATCTAGTCCGGTTTCGGAAGGGTTTCCCAGAAAAGATTGGGGGTTGGGAAAAGGATACTTCCAATTCTTATTTAGGAACTGGGAGAGCTATTCATTCTTGGGTGACGGTTGCTGGTACCAAACTTCTTGGACTGGGTACCCGTTATAAATTGTACGTTCAAGAAGGCGATGTTTTTTATGACATCACCCCTATTCGTGCCACAACATCAGCAGGGGATGTTACGTTTGCCGCAACGGATGGGTCTTCTACGATTACTGCTACTGACACATCCCATGGCGCTTCAGAAGGGGATTTTGTTACTTTTTCAGGAGCAGCGAGCTTAGGCGGTAATGTTCTTGCAGCTGTGCTTAACCAGGAATATCAGATTGCCACGGTACCAACGGCAAATACTTATACTTTTGCTGCTAAAGATACATCAGGGGATGAAGTTACAGCTAATAGTAGCGACTCCGGTAATGGAGGCTCTAGTGTAGTAGGGGCCTATCAGATAAGTACGGGTTTGGATGTCTTTGTATCAAGTACAGGGTGGGGAGCAAGTACATGGGGCGACGGTACTTGGGGATCTACGAGTGCGTTAACGGATAAAAACCAGCTTCGTCTTTGGTCCTTAGATAATTTTGGTGAAGATTTGGTAGCCTGTCCTCGGGCTGGGGGTGTGTATTATTGGGATAATAGTGTTACCGTCAATGTTCGTGGAACAGCTCTTAAGGATTTGACAGGGGCTAATTTAGCCCCTACTTTAGGGTTACAAGTATTAGTCTCAGATATTGATCGGCACATTATTGTATTAGGTGCAGATCCTATTGATACGTCGATTAATCAACGCAGTGATGTTCTTGATCCCTTACTTATTGCATGGTCTGATCAAGAAAGTGTTACGGAGTGGGAACCTAAATCCACGAATACTGCCGGTTCCCTCCGTTGTTCAGCAGGCTCTGAAATTATAGGGGGGTTACGCGCTAGACAAGAGACTTTGATTTGGACGGATACGGCGCTATATAGCCTGCAATTTATCGGGGCACCTTATACCTTTGGTTTGAACTTGATAAACGAAGGTATTAGCCTAATGGGGCCTAATACTTGTATTAATACCCCAGCTGGTATTTTTTGGATGGATCGTAAGGGGTTTTATCATTACACAGGGTCCGTTTCTCCGTTGCCTTCCTCGGTTCATAGTTATGTATTTGATGACATAAATGAAGGCCAATCGTATCAATTTTTTGCTTTCCTTAATAAACAATTTGATGAAGTGGGATGGTTCTATTGTTCCAGTTCAACGGATGTAATCGATCGTTATGTAACATACGACTATGTGGCAAATACGTGGTCTCTTGGGCAGTTGTCCCGTACCGCGTGGCTAGATGAGGGGGTAGTAGCCTATCCCCGTGCAGCAGGGCTTTCGGGATCTACTCATTATCTTTATGCCCAAGAAACAGGGTACGATGCCGATGGCTCCCCTATGGATGATGTGTATATTGAGTCGGCTGATTTTGATATTGGGGAAGGCGAAGAGTTCCAGTTTATTCGGCGCATGATTCCTGACTTGAAATTTACGGGGGATGGGGGTTCGGATCAGGTTTTAAATGTAGTCCTTAAAACGCGCGATTATCCGGCAGACTCATTAACTACAAGTAGCACTACGGCGGTCACGGCTTCGACGACCAAGGTAGATCTACGGGCGCGGGCACGACAGGCCGTGGTTCGTTTTGAATCTGATGACGATGCTTCTTCTGAAGAAAGGTTGGGGGTAGGGTTCCGTGTGGGCGGGACTCGGTTAGATATTCAACCCGCTGGAAGACGCTAATGGCGCGTCTTTTAGAGACTCGTTTGCCTTTAGCTACTGAGCCGGAAGTTCGCAAAGAGATCTTTAATAAGCTCATTCGGGTTTTGGAACTTAATTTAGGGTCCTATGACACTAATGAAACCCCGGCCTTTATTACTTCAACAAGGGACAAGATAAAATTCAACAATGGCGATGTCATTTGGAATCTTGATGAAAGCGTTCTTCAAGTTTGGAAAACGGATCGTTGGGAAAATATCTCCACCCCCAAAACCGCAGGCGTTAGTGGAACAGGAACCGTTGGAACTCTCCAAGTTACCAATGCCGGATCCATCGACGTGGCAATCCTCTAAAATGGATAAGTCTGCAAAAATCAGCCCCCATTTTACGTTAGGTGAGCTTTGTAAATCCCAAACGGCAGAGAGGATGGGTATTGACAATGTCCCTAATAAAAGTCAATTAGATTGTTTAACCTTAGTAGCTCAACGTGTCTTGGAGCCGGTTCGAGAGCATTTTGGAAAACCCTTTGCGCCCAATAGCGGGTTTCGTTGTTTGGAGTTAAATAGTGCCATCGGTAGTAGCTCTAAGTCGCAGCATTGTAAAGGTCAAGCTATTGATTTTGACATCCCCGGTACTAGTAACGAAGAGGTAGCTCGTTGGATTAAAGATACTATTAGCTATGATCAATTGATTTTAGAGTTTTATGATGGCGTTGATCCCAATAGTGGGTGGGTACATGTCTCTTATGTATCCGAAGAAGCCAACCGTCGAGAAGCTCTTATTTACAATAAGTCTGGCTATAGCTTTTTTGAGTAATGAACGATTTTGTTACTATCATCAACGAGGTTGGCGTCCCCGTTGCGGGATTACTGGGTCTTGGTTGGCTGCTTTGGCAGCTTCTCAGCAAGATCATGGGGACGATTGAACAAAAGATAGATGCCATTGATGACAGTATTAACGTCAAGATGGACAACATGGAACAACGGCTGATGACTCAGCTAGAAACTCAGCATGGCATCATTATTAGTCTGATTGATCGAGTCAGGGCGGTGGATAACCAGACCATCCGACAAGATGTATTATTAAAAACCCTGCTCGGTGTACCCAATCTTATTGACCATGAAAAGATCGCCAAGGCAGATCGGGATGACCAACGTAAGGATTGAGTCTGC